CAGCGCCAGCAGCTGCTGGTAAAGCTACTGGTGGTCGAGGAAAAGCAAAACCTGGAAAGGCAGCTGATCTTGGACCAGCTTCTATGTATGGTGAGTCTGACTCAGAATATAGAAGTAGAATAGCAGGACAAGAGGCTGCAGCTGCAGAAGGCGCTCCTGGTTATGAAGGCAAGGCTGGTAAAATTCTTACCCACGCGCAAAAGCAAGTTGCCGATCTAGAAGCAGAACGAAATAGAAGATTAGCTGAAGAAGAATCAATTGATGATGCTGATCGTATAAGAGCTGCTGGTGAAAGAGGTAAACTAGTACAAGATGCTGAAATAGCTCAAAAGGCAGATGCTGGAATGTCTCTTGCTCAAATGAGACAAGGAGGCTCTGGTGCAGCTATGACACTAAGGAATGCTAGACTAGGTCGAGCTATTAGCCCAGAAGAACAACGCGAAAGACAAGCCGAAATTGCTGCAGCAGGAAAAGCAACTCCTGGCGCAGAAATGACTGGAGAGATGGTTGATGGTGTTAGTGGATTTGATGCAGCTGCTTGGTCAAAAGCATATCAATTGCAAAGAGCTCCAGATACTGCATCGGGTGCAGCAATGGGATTTGGTGAAGGTGGTGCTGATCTTAATAGAATTACTGATGGTCAGGCAGCAATGAGAATGTCTGCAGATCTTGATGCATATAAGATGCAACAGTTTGAAAAGACAACTAACCCAGCTGCTGCGTTTGGCTTCGAAGATCAACCTCCAGGTGCTGGTGGTGGTGCAGAGATATCATCAACTCAAACTGAAAGCGCTGTTCCATCTTCTGAAATGCTTAGAAGCGCATTCGGTGAGATACCTAATCTCGGCTACGCAATGTAAAAAGGGGAGCCGAAGCTCCCCAGTTTATCAGTTGTTCACCAACTTATTGAAGAACGCTAGCCCTTCATCATCGTCGTCTTCATCATACTTCTGCGGAGGTGCTTCCTTAGCCTTAAACTTCGGAGCAGCAGCTTCTTCCTTCCACGGAAGATCATCACTGGTTTCTTCCATTACCTTAGCAGCCGTAGCTCGCGAGGTAGCAGGAGTTGCCTTACCAGAGTCATCAAGACCAAGCACCTTGTAGAGCTTTGCCTTCAACTCATCATAAGACTTGAAGTTACTGGGCGCAAGGAATTCCTGCAGCGAGTGCTCGCTCTTCCAAATACGCTCGAGTTCTGCATCGTCGTCGGACAGCGGACCAGCTGAGGCAAACTCGGACTTATCGTAGTTGCGATAGCCCTCGACGTTACGGATCTTGAGCTTGAAGTTAGCACCAGTCCAAAGGTCGAACGGATTCATCGCATCCTCGTCAGCAAACTGAGGATTCATAGCCTCATTGAGCTTATCGAAAACCTTCTTGCCGTACTTGAAGAGGAATACCTTGCCTTCGTTCTCAGGATTCTGCTGATCCGTAACGACATAGATATTGCTGATGAAGTGGAGCTTGCGCTTCTGCTTGCGAGCAATTTCCTTGTCGGAGTCAAGACCAGAGTTCCAGAGCATGGTGTTATACTCACCAACAGGATCGGTCTTGCCGATAGTGGTCAGCGAGTTCTCGATATACCAAGAACCAGTCGGACCCTTGAAGCCATGTTCGAACATGCGAATGAACGGAACATCTTCGTTACCTGGAGCGGGGAGGAAACGGATAACGGCATAGCCATTGCCAGCCTTATCTACGTTAGGATACCAGAAGCGATCGTCTTTCTTAGATGATTCGCCCTGAGTATTGAACTTGTTCAGTTCGGCGGTGAGAGCTTCGAGTGACTTGTTGCCACGCATCTGCTTGAGTTTTGCAAAATCTACCATCGTATTCTCCGTATTGTTAGTATTGATCGTATTGTTGGACAGTGTAACGTCCAACTGTATTTAGTATACCCGTATCAACGGTATAAGTCAACGGCTGTTTTTTGTTTTTTTGTACTCTATGAAACGAACGTACAGCCCACGTTCTCTTCCATACGCTTCTATTTCCCATGGATGGTCCCAATAGTCAATTCTGTCTTCATCATATACTTGACCCTTCCACTTTATGCTCTTTACTCGAGCATAATCCTTTAGCTCACCTTTTGCGTATTGTTTTAAATGTACCATCTCGTGGGCGAGCGCAGTAAGACAAGACTTTTTACTGAGGTTTGGATTTAGAGAGATGGTAAACTTCTTCAGCGGACCCTCGTCGGGATGAAAGAGGCAGAAGCCATACAGATCATGCCCTACGTCTGGATCTTTGAAATCTAAAATTAACTCGATATTGTGATAACTTCTCTCGCCCAGAAGTTTACGCCCATACCAACGAGCAGCTTCTTTGCATAAACTTGGAGGTAATTTACTCGGTCTACCCTTTGTTTTAATATACATCAGCGCCTCCTCGTTGGAGTCAAAGAGGCAAACGCGCCCCTCGCTTTAGAATATTTAGGTTCTCTGCTTCTTCCTGTAGCTTGGATTTGAACACTGGATCTTTCTTAATGAAAGAAGCTACGTACTCGATTTCGATCTTATTCTTTTCGCACCAGTGAATTACGGCATCAATATACTCGATGCCGCGATTGGTGCAAAGATATTCGATCTCGGCGATAAACTTCGGACCGTCGAATAATACCATCAACCACAAACCCGACGCTCGCGGAGACCATATGGTGTACGATCCCAAACCGAATAGCAATGATTGCGATAACGGTATCGATATGCATTGCTAGGGTATGCAGATGGAAGCGGATAGTGTACCGCAGCTGCTGGAACTGGTCGGGTATAGACGGTAGTGGTCGTTGCAGAACAACCAGCCAAACCAACTGCGAATAGGGAAACTGCTACGATCTTCTTCATGCTATACTCTCCGTTCAAAATGGCGATCTCTGATGGACTCGAACCATCGACCCACAGCTTAGAAGGCTGTTGCTCTATCCAACTGAGCTAAGAGACCAGAAAGGGTGGGAGGCTTCTGTTCCCAAGCGCCTCCCGAGCTCGTTCACGCTGCTAGAGCGTAAGATGGGGCATAGTTGTCGTTTGCACCTAACGTTAGCTTTTGGTCTCTTCGCAACTTTACTGCGTCCGTCGATCCTATTTCGCCCCCATCAAGAATACACCGCTGTGTTTCGGTTGGGGCTTACTTATATTCATAAGGTTTACCCATGTAGTCCGTGTCGATGTATTCATGGTGGAGGCGGCGAGTACTGCCCTCGCGTCCGATCCGCTTATTCCTTACGCCTCAACGACCTAAGCACAGTATTTATTATAGCTTATTTGGCGTTAATGTCAAAGCCTTTTTTTGGCTCTGCTGTTGTAATTGCAACTTGTGCATCGAATGCAGGAATAGCCATCCAATCGCTAAGAGCTGGTTGACCATCTTCACCAACGATTACTCTCTGTACCTGAATCTCATATCGAATAGGCATCAGTTCTGCTTTGGGTTTCGGTAACGTAATGCCATCCCATTCGGGCGTAACATAATCCCAAAACGTAACAGCTCTAATATCCGCGATCAAACTATTCTGCATTAAACTAACCCCATATACATTGCGATATTACGCATCAGATGATCTTTATTGTTTTCTAACTGGCGTTTTACTTTGCGTTCAAAATAAATACGCATCTTAGCCGACTCAGTAATCGACTTCATGTTACGAATATCAGGATCAATGTTTGTATAGTGAATGCTGGCATATCCCATTCGCCAATCTTTCAATTCTTGCGCTAACGCATCAGCCAACCACTTTTCTGGCTCGTCGGTAATAATCGATAACTGATCCTGCATTTCTTTGAGACGTTGTGCTTTATCTATGGTAGGAACAGCAATCTGATCGCCAATATATTGCTTATCGATGCCAGGAGATGGAAACCCTGAAGTAACTGGATTAGTCGCCATCTGTTGAACGCCAGAAGCACCAACAGCAGCGCCAATACCTAAAACTCCAAGCATACTACGTCTGTTCATCACTTTTATCCTTCTTGATCCACATCAAGCCAAGAGAACTGACAGGCTCATAACCTTCTGCTTTCAACTCTTCTCTGCTTTTTGCTTCTTTGTAAAGATTAGCAATTGCATCTGAAGGCATAGGCTGAACAGAACAAATATCTGCCGCCAGTATATTAGGATCGATACCTCTAATTACTGGCATCAAAACTGGTTTCTCATCACTCATCGCTTCTTCCCTCTTACAACAGCAATAGGTCTATCCTGCATTTTAGGATATGAATTGTGTCTTGATATCAATAGTCTGATACCATGTATGTTAACGTGATCGTTTGGTCCGAATACCTTGTATCCCTTGCCAATATACCAATCAACGTATGTCTTGCCTTCGTTGTTAACTAAAACAATTCCAACATCATGTCGATGAAGATATTGGATAGTATCAGTCATCACTTCTTCTCCAGTGCACGGCGGGCTATGCCGTAAGAACATTCGTCTGGGTCATCGCAAAAACACGCAAAGTGTGGGTCTCCATCGCAAGCTATTTCACGCAGCGCAGTTTCAAGTCGTTCGATGCGTTTCTTTTGTTCATCAATACAATCACGAGATTTCTTCAGCAGATAAAAGTCTTCTTTGACTAACTGCATCTTGCCATCAAGTTGGTAAAGAAGATCGTCAGTCATCTTTCATCCCCAACGCTTCACATGCGATTTCATATGTGGCATCATCACGAAGGAAAATATCGTAGGTATTATTATGATGAAGATCGTATATCTCTTGCAGTTTTGCGCGAAGACGAGCGACCTCATCAGCAAAATGACATGCAACTTTCATCGCATCGGTGGTTTTGTGGCGACCCTTACCGTCAGCTTTATAATTTGCCTTCAGATAATCCCATGCTTTATTAGTCATGATTTTTTCTCATACTGTCTATAATGATCGCCGCAGGAATATCGATATCCCTTTTCGCCAACAGGATATCCGCAACTGGCTTCGTTATAACATCCTGGCTCATCACAGAAACCTAATGCACGCTTTGCAGCTTCGATGTCGTTTCTTTCTAAACAATCAGCAACAGTTTTCTTCAACGACAAGTCAAACTCGTTGCTGATAGTCATACCATCATCCAACAATTCACCATATGCTTCTGGTCCAAACCCAAGACGATCATAGATCAGATAGCGATAGGTGCCACCCTCGCGCGCATGCGCGACGATATGCTTCATCACCCATTTGGTGATTTCCAGTTTTAGTTCTGGGTCACAATTGTCAATCATTTTCTAAACTATAAGAGATTACGTGGGCGACATATCCATCGTGGTATACTACGCTGAACAAATGATAACCGTCGAACTCTTCATTTGTT